GACACCGGGTTGGTCGGCCGGACCGTGTATATGCCGGGGTCCTCCAGCTCCGCAGTCAGTACCCCACCGCCACCATCCACGCTCGTGATCAGGATGGTGGCCGGGGTCGTGAAGGTCCCTCCCACCACGGTCACAATCTCAGGAAAGATCGGGTTGTAGCCGCTGCCGCTCGGCGGCCCGTGGACAGTGAGGGAGGTGACGAGGCGGGAGGCGAGGTAGGCCGAGATGGCCTGAGTCTCAGTCCCCGCGAAGAGGCGGACGTTGGCTGTCACCCCGCCGTTGCCAAGGGTGTTGCCCCCGAAGAGGTCGGGCCGGTTGATCGATGTGACGTTGCCGTCCGTCACCGTGTCGCTCGAGACCAGGTCGTCACCGATCCAGATGTGCTTCAGGATCGGCGGGGCCACGTCGTCCCCGCGGCAGAGGCCGAACTGGATGCCCAGGAAGTAGCGGTAGCCGGTGACGACGTCCTCAGAGCTGAACAGGCCGGTCTTCTGGCTCACCGTGATCGGGTCCTGGACCAGGTCGCCGTACCACACGATGTTGGGGCCCGCCAGCTGGACCGTGCCCCAGATCAGGGGGACGACGCGGCCCTCAGTCGAGGTGGGAAAGTTGAAGTCACCGAGCGCTGCGGGCTTCGCGTTCTCCACGCTCGGCTTCGGCCGGACGAGCTCCGAGAGGACAGTGAAGACCGCGTAGACGAGGAGGTTGACCCAGAACATCAGAGGATGCCGTTGCGGAAGATGTCCTTGAGGGGGACGAAGTCGAAGCCACCGTAGTTGATCGTGTTGTTGAACTTGGAGAAGCAGGTGGTGGGGTCGTGGGCGCACCCAGCGAAGGCCGTGACCGGCTGCCCGAGGACGTTCACGCCGAAGGGGAGGAGGAGCGTCAGGAGGTCCCCGGTGTGGGCGAGGACGAGCCGCGAGTCAGTGATGGAGGAGAGGTCCACCCGGCCGGCGGTGAAGTACCCCGGGCCGAATGCGTTGGCCCCGGGGATCGTGATGACGTTGCCGCTGACGGCCGAGACGGTGCCGGTGAACTTGAACAGGTTCTCGTCGATCTTGCACCTGGCATCCCCGAGGACGTGGTTGCAGGCGGACTGGAACGTGAAGCGGGGGATGGTGCGGCTTGCGGCATCGCTCGCAGGGATCACGGCCAGCCGGGCCACCTTGCTGTTCTGCTCGAAGGACACGCTCTGCACCGACCCCTCGAACATCACGAGGACCTCGGGGGAGGGCGTGTCGTCCCGGTGGAGGCGGTAGATCGTGAGCTTGGCCTCCTGCCCGGGGATCGTGGCCACGTAGGAGAGGGCGAAGGGGTTGTCTGACGGCAGGAGGACGTCGACGATGTTGGTCCGCTGCTCCCGGCTCAGGTCGATCTTGCCGCGGCTGATCGCAATGGGGTTGTAGACGTTGCCGCCGATGGTCCGCGCGTCCTCCCCCGACGTGTAGTAGTAGTTGGAGGTGCCGACGATGATGGAGTAGAACTCGACCGGTTCCCCGGTCTCAACACTGGTCTCGAAGGTGTTGAAGCTCATGGGTCAGTCCAGGACGGTGCGGACCGGAGCGTAGATCCTAACCGCACGCTCACCCGGGGTGTGCTGGAGGGTGATCGTGTCGGTGTCCCAGCGCACCTTCTCGAGGAACTCGACGCGGACGACGTTGGCGGCCAGGATGTTGGCACCCCAGTTGGTCCCCACGGTCAGCGTCTCATTCGGCCCAGAGGTGTAGCTCGAGCCGGTGATCGTGTTGGTCACCGTCGAGCCGTCCGCGAGGGTGAGCCGGATGGCGTTCTTGGGCTGCCGGTTCCGGACGAACTGGGAGTAGCCGCAGTAGGTCACGACCATCGTGTTGCTGCCGCTCGAGATGTTGGCCGCCACCACGAGGTCGCTGAAGAAGGTCGGCAGGTAGAAGGACGTCTGCTTGCCGCGGAGGGCGTGGAGGAGCTGGCGCACCTTCCAGAGCTCGGCCGGCGTGCCGGTCCGGAGGGTCAGGACCGACATGCGCGTCCCGCGGTCCGAGACAGCAGTCTGGCTGATGAGGCCGGTCTGGCTGTCGAGGACGACGAGCTCCCGGTCATAGGACTCGCTCAGGGTGTCCTGGACGACCGTGCCAACATCGACGAGGACCTTGCTGTTGAATGTGTTCCAGCCCGCCGTGGAGGACAGGTCCGCGTCATTGTCGTTGACCTGGAACCGGAGCTGGAGCTGGGCCCCGTTGAGCCGCCAGCGGCTGCCCGAGACGCTGCTGTTGGTGAGGGCGGTCCGGAGCGGCATCACGAGGGTGCCGGCGGGGTAGGAGTTGAGGACGGCCGTGGAGGAGGTCAGCGTCGTCCCGGTGTGGGAGGCGAGCTGGAGGACGTCATAGGTCAGCTGGTCCTGGTAGATCAGGAACAGCCCTCCGTCGCGGTAGTCCGCATTGGCCGTCGAGGTCAGGGTGATCGTGGTCGCGCCGGCCGTGATGGCCGAGGGGGCCAGGCTGGCCTCGTGCCAGATGGCCACCCCGAAGGCCTGACTCTGCCAGTCGAAGAGGACATTCTCCACCCGCGCCCGCTCCGGTCCGTCGGCCAGGATCACATTCCACTCGAAGATCTGCCGGGGGCACTTGCGCAGCGAGACGCGCTGCTCAGTCCCGTCGAGGTGGCGGAGGACGTCGGTGAGGAACTCGAGGTGCTCGACGTAGCCGGCCTCGGGCTGCATCCCGAAGAGGACGACGCGCTGGAGGGTGATCGGGACACGGATGGTGTTCCCGATGTCGAAGGTGAAGTCGAGCGTGGAGTTGACCCGCGGCGGCCCGTTGGTCGAGACCTGGACCGACATCACGTCACCGTGCTGGTATCGCACGATGGACGGCAGCGCCGGCTCCCCGAGGAGCGTCACCCCCGCGCCCGCGTTGTTCACGAACGTGAGCCAGTCGTGGTTGGTCCGCCTCGAGGAGTTGTAGACCTCGATGGCGGCCGTCTGGGTGCTGACGATGTTGCCGAAGGCGAAGGACCGCGGGATGACGTGGAACTTCTCGAACCAGTCGAAGGCAGGCGTGGCCTCGTCTCCCTGGTTCGCCTGCCAGTTGTTGTGAGGCGGAGGCGTGCGACCGCCGGTCGCCAGGTAGGTGGCGTACACACCCGGGTCCTTGAGCGCGAGCGGCTCGTTGACGTGGACGTCCTGGCCACTGAACTGGGGAGCCCAGGTGTAGGCCTTCCGAGCGCTCCCAGGGATCGGGAGCGTGAGAAGGTCGGCCAGGACTGCAGCGGCAAAGGCGGTCACGGGACCTTCTTGTATGCGATCCCGCTGTAGTAGCTCCGGTCCGCGACGGCCGACAGGGTCTTCTGCGACAGCGGAAAGAACTTCCACACGTCCGAGCCAATGGTGATCTCGTCCCGGGCGTTGATGAAGTGGATGTTGCAGCCGCGGACGTCGGGCTGGAAGCCGAGGAAGTAGGCGTCCGAGGTTGAGATGCGGCGGTAGAACTGGCCGATGGGGTACATGGGGATCAGGCCATTGGTGTTGCCCCCGAAGTAGTGCCCGAAGTGCCGGGCGACCGGCCCACCCCTGAACCCGCCGTGGCCCAGGATCACCGCGTTGCCGCCCCGGTCATTGCCGGGGGCGTTGTTGTTGTCGGACAGCTCCATCCACTTCGACGCGCCACCCTCTCCTGGCAGTCCCTCCACGTGGAGGGTCGCGGCCCGAGTGCGGTTGGAGACGTCGCTGAAGAGTCCGTCCAGGCCAACAGCGGTCGTCGTCCCGATCGCACCAGTGCTCGCCCAGGACATGCCATAGCAGTACTCACCCCCGGTCCAGTTGCCGACCTTGTCGAGGACGCCGAAGCCGAAGTGGCGGAAGATGTCGGTGGCCCTCTCCACGACGACGTGGATGTAGCTGCCGGTGCCGAAGAAGTAGTAGGGGATGCTTCCCGCGTTCCCGAGGTCGTTCACGCACCGTCCGGGGGTGATCGCCGCATTGGTGCTGCCGACCCCGCCATACCCCGAGTCACTGGGGTGGTTGCCAGGCTGGTTGCCGCCGGTGTAGCCAAGGGCCTGGTACAGGCCCAGGGCGAGCGGGGTGCCGGTGTCCCAGCGGAAGGAGACGAACGTGTTGGACTTGTGGAGCGCGGCCTGGCCGGAGCCGGTTGCCAGCTGGTCCTGGGTCCACCCCGGCGTGCCGGTGGCGAACGTGAAGAGCTGGGTGACGAGGTCCGCCAGGCTCGTTGCGGTTCCGGTCTGGTACGTCATCTCAGCCTTCCTTGATCGCCATGAAGCTGTACTGGGTCGTCCGGTTGCCGCCCTGGAACATCCGGTAGGTCGCGCCTCCCTGGAGGAGGCTGTCGTTGTTCGCCTCCCCTCCGGCCTGGCTCACCCAGAACACGGAGTCCATCTCCCCCCAGATGTCGAAGTCCGGGGCGAGGCTGAGCGTGACCGTGGCGGGCACGAGCCAGCGGATGGCCCCGCCGGAGTCGGGGGTCGGCTGGAGCTTCTCGGCCGCGGTCCCGGGGATCCCGGACTGCGGGGCGATGTTGTTCCAGTTGAAGATGCCGTCGCCCACGATGTTGTCCTCCGTCGCGGAGGGGAGCGCTGACTTCCCGCAGGGGTACACCAGGTAGTCGGTGAACCCGGACCGGCTCGGGGAGCCTGTGTCCGAGGCAAAGCTGTTGCGCACGGAGACCCACACGCCGCTCGGGAGGCGGAGGTACGCTGGCCCGGTCTTCGATGTCAGGCCGATCATCTCGGTCAGCCCCGTGATGCTCGGGGCTGTCGTGTTGAAGAGGCAGTCGTGCCGCGCGGTCGCGCCCGCGACAAAGATGGGGTAGGGGAACTCGCTCGAGGTCCCGAAGGCGTTGAGGAACCCCGAGTAGCAGCTGGCGTAGTTGGTCGTGATGGCGTCCTGGATCAGGAACACGCCGATGATCCGGCGGCCGGTGATGCTGAACCAGAAGCTGATCGGGAAGCTGTCCGTGGTCTTGAGGGGGACGTAGGCACCGCCGGCCGTCGACGGGATCCCGTTGGGGCTGACCCCGGGCTGGAGCTCATAGTTGAGGCCGGAGTTGAAGCCGGTCATCGCAATCATGTCCCAGTTGTAGGCCGTGTTGCCGCCCCCGGCGGCCTGCTGGTACGTCTTGTACCCCACAAAGATCGTGTCGGAGCCAGAGCCGATCCCCTGGAGGATGATCTCCATCTCACCACCGGGTGTGGTGTCGCGCACCGCGGTCCAGCCCGTGGCACTCAGCGAGAGGTTCAGGGTGCAGCCGGTCCCGACACCAGTCACAGCCGTCGTCGCGGCCGGGTTGGTCGGGTTGACGGTGTAGGCCCCGCCCTCATAGACCGCGACCGTGGCCACGGCAGAGCCGCTGATCGTGAGCACCTTGAAGGTCGCCTGGTACGTGAACGTGCCGCCGGAGACCTTGATGATGTCCCCCACGGCATAGCCCGAGCCGCCGGCCCCGACGGTCGCGGTGTCGGCATGGTTGCTCGTGGCGATGTTCACCAGGGCCCGGAGGAGGGTCTGGTAGTTGGTCGCGGTTCCGGTCTGCCACGTCACTGGAGGCTCCTCTTGACTGCTTCCTTGTTCCTGGAGATGATGTTCATGATGGCCTTCTCGCCCTCGCGTGTGCTGAGCGCCTTCGACGTCTTGTTGGGGTCGTCGACGTTGGTGATGTGGACGTGGACCTGCGGCGGTGCGACGTTGACGGGGGCCTGTCCACCTCCCAGCAGCCGGCGGGTCTGGTCACTCGGGATGACCCGACCCCCCTGACCACCCGGGTCGACTACCTCGGGACCGTTCTCACCCGCGATGAAGGGGTGCTTGCCGGAGTAGTCCCCGCCCTCGGCGAAGAAGAAGCCGCCTGCGATCTGGCTCGAGCTCAGTCCGAAGTTGGCGGCCCCTCCGCCACCGCCGAACAGCCCAGCGAGGAGACCGCCACCACCGCCGGCCCCTCCTCCACTGAACAGCTGCGACTCGGCCATCTGCAGGGCGATCTTGGCGATGTCCCCGAGGATCGAGGAGGCGAGCGAGGCGAAGTTGAGCTTGCCCGTCTGCACAAACTGGGTCAGGGCGTTGTTGGCGCTGTTGAAGGCCCCCACCAGGGCGTTCTCCGCAGTGGTGGCGACGTCGTTCAGCTGCAGCTTGATCTTGTCGAAGCCGCGCGCCAGGCCCCCCTCGAGCGAGGTGTCGGTCTGTCGGGCAGCGAGGTCGACCTGCAAGAGCCCCCGGCTGAACTCCTCCGCACTGATCTTCCCCTGGTTGAACAGGACGTTGAGCTGCGTCTGCACGCCAGCGAGGTGCTCCTGGGGGCCCTGGAGGTTGTTCAGGACCTCCTGCTGGAGCGAGAGGACCGCGGCCCGCGCCCGCTCCTCACCCTGGAGCTGGTCGGTCAGCTCCTGGTGCTGAGCGGTCAGGTCGGTCAGCTGCTTGATCTCGTCCGTCGTCAGCGTCCGGCCAACGCTGTTCTGGGCCTGCATCAGCGTGATGGCAAGGGTGCGCTGCTCGTTGTTGAGCACCAGCAGGTCGTTCTCCTCCCCCATCTTGGCGAGGGTCTCGGCCAGGGGGCCCGCGGTGGGGCGCTCGTTCTGGGCACCCAGCTCGAACTTGCGGTCGAGCTCGGGGGGCACGGCCGGGCCCAGGGGGGTCTTCGAGGAGAGGGCCTGGTTGTACTCGAAGGCGCTGATCTTCCCCTGCTCGAGGAGCTTGGTCAGGGCCTCGACGCGCCGGGCATAGGCCTCCTGGGGCCCGTTGATCTCCTCGAGGACCTTGGCCTGCTCGGAGAGGGCCTGGCGGGTCTGGATCGCCTGCACGATGGCGAGGGCCTCGTTGCCGCTGAGCTTGCGGCCCTCGATCTCCTCGGCCTTGCGGAGCTCCAGGACGATCTCCCGCTGCTGGGCATTGAACTTGAGGAGGTCGGTCTCACGCTGCAGGTTCTCGAGCTCGCCCGTGAGGCCACCGCTCCGGAGGACGCGGTTGTACTCCTCGACGGTGAGGGTCCCGGCCACGAGGAGCTCCGTGGCCAGCTGGACCCGGCGTGCGTACTCCTCCTGCGGCCCGCGGAGGTCCGTCAGGACCTTCGCCGAGTCCGTGAGGGCCTGGATGTTGCGGAGCCGGCCGGCCAGCTCATCCTTCTGGTCCGAGGTGAGGGTGATCCCGCTGGCCTGCAGCTTCTGGGTCGTCTCGAGGAGCTTGGTCTGGACCTCCCGCTCCTTGTTCCCGAGCTGCAGGATGCGGACCTGCTCCTCCAGGTTGCGGGTCTCATTGACCACGAGCTGGTCGAGCGCGGCGGACTTCTTCTTGGCGTCCGACACCTGCGTGTACTGGTCCTTGACCTTCCCGAGCTCGGAGGTGTAGCCCTCGAGGAGCGTGAGAGCACGCTGGTCGTCCGGGTTGGCCGCGAGGACCGCGCGCAGCGCCTTGATCTTGGTCTCGAGGAAGCCCATGCTCTGGCCGTAGGCCGTGAGCGAGGGGTTGGCCCCAGTCGTCTCCTCGTTGAGGGCCCGGACGTCGTCAGCCGCCTTGCCGATCGTGACACCGATCGAGCCGGCTGCGGCCCCGATCACGACGAGCGGGCCCAGAGCAGCCGCGCCGGCCGCACCCATGAGCTGGAACCCCTCGGTGAGGGCCGTGGCCTTCGAGGCCAGCGCCCCGAACCGGACGAGGACCTCACCGCTGAGCAGGACGCCGAGCGCCGCGAGCGCCCCGCCCAGGGCATTGACGTGGTCCGCGAGGAACTGGATGCCCTCGGCGGCTGCGTGGGTGGCCCCGGTGCTCTCGTTGGCCGACGAGACGAACTGCTGGAAGTTGTTGCGCAGGTTGGTCATCGCCGAGTCCAGGGTCACAATGGTCTTCCCGAACTTGTCGTTGATCCCGTCGCTGGCAGCGAGCAGGGCGTTGAAGATCGCCTCGCCGCTGATCTTGCCCTCCTGGCCGAGGTTCTTGAACTCGCGCGAGGTAGCACCCAGCTGGGTCTCGAGCGCGGAGGCGAGGTCGGGGAAGTCCCGGAAGATCAGGCGCAGCGCGCGCGCGTTGAGCGTGCCGGTCTGGAGGGCGATCGACAGCTGGCCGACGATGCCGGTGAGGTCCTCGGACGTCCGCCCCTGGATGACCGCCTCCTGGTTCAGCGCCTTGGTGACCTGGAGGAGCTGGGCCTGGCTGAAGCCGACCTCCTGGTTGGCCCGCGCGAGCTTGGCGTAGACGTCAGCGGTGGCGTTGAACGAGCCGCGGCTCTGCTCCGCGACCTGGAACAGGCTGGCAGTGACGGAGCGCAGGTCCTCCTCACTCGAGGTCAGGTTGCGGAGCCGGTTCTGGACCTTCTCATAGGACTCGACGAGGTCGAGGGCCTGGTGGGCGAGCTCATACAGGCCGACAGACTCGCCGATTGCGGTCAGGGCATTCCCGACCTCATCCAGCTCCGTCTTGACCTGTCCCAGTCCGGCCTTGGCCTCGGCGGGGTCGACCTTGACGACGATCCTGAACTCACTGCTGTCAGCCATCCTGGGCTTCTCTCGTCCTCCTGGCCTCCGCCTGGCGTTCCGCGTCGTGCCACTTCATGTAGGCCCCGTCCAGCGCACGGATGATGTGCACCAGCCCGTCGATTATACCGGTGTCCAGTCCCGCGCGCTCCCCGTACAGCACAATACTGCTCCAGGGGATGGGGTACAGCCCCATCCCTGCCGCGCGCTCCGTGTCGAGCTCGCGGAAGGCCCGCATGTAGAACCCCTCGCCGGGGAGGAGCTCGGGCACATCGAGTGCCCAGTCAGGTGGCGGCTGTCCTCTGTGCTCGGCGACCTTGACTTGCCAGCCGTCTCGCCGGTACTGCTCCTCCCAGAGGAGCCGCCTGGTCAGTTTTTTGCGGTGGCGTCGAGCTCGGCGGGGGCGGCCTCACGCGGCCCGATGAAGTTGGCCGAGTTGGAGCAGAAGTCGCGGATGCGGTCGAAGATCCAGCCAGGCAGGGCGTCGAGGAAGGCGACGCAGTTGGCCCGCGTCCAGGGCACCTCGTTGCCCGCGACGTCGAGCACACCCGACCAGCCGCGCACGATGTGGACTGCGAACAGCTCCTTGGCGAGCTCGCGCTGGAGCTCCACCGACTCGGCGCTGGCTCCCTTCTGGCTCAGCTCGCGGAGTGACTCCTTGGTCTGGGCCAGGAGCGCGTTGAAGTAGGTCTTGTTGGCCTC